ATTTAGCACGACAGCAAGGGGCTAAAGCCCACAAGGAGCCTTCTCGGGCTTCGCCCGAGACTCCTCCTTGTCTGTCGTGCTAAATGTGCTCGTTATGGTTAAATCCAAGTCCACACCGAAAGTCCTAGCCAGCTCTCCCGAGGTTCTCGCGGAGAAGCTGTTCCAGTACCTGACGTCCGCCCACCAAGTCTCTCGTCTGAACCGAAAGTTCAACCGAGGCGAGTGGCTGAAGCACGTATCCGAGGCGATCCCGGCGATCTTCGTCCGATGAACACCCGCTATTCCAACCCGGCGTCCCCAAAGGGGGGCGCCCCCTCTTCTGTCCGGCAAGTTTTTAAGAGTTTCGAGGCGCTTGAAAGCGCCTCGATGGGGGTCAAGGGTTCCCCCGTAGACGAGAACGACTTCGAGAACATGTCCGACGAGGCCATTAAGGCGCGTATCGAGCTTGCCCGTAAGCGAGTGCGCGATTCCTACGAAGAACGCAATGCGCGGTTTCTGTCGCGTGTAAATGCGGCCGAGCGCCGCGAGCGCGACTATGCGCCCCTAGAGCGTATCGAGGCCTATCGGTCGAAGCCCGCCGGGTGGAACGACAGCCGTGAACACGGTCGATACTCCTAACTCCGTAATATGAACACGATAACTATAGTTAACCTCAAAGGTCATCGCGGATCGTGCATCCGCGTAGACCGCTCTACGCCGCTCGGTAATCCGTTCGTGATGCGTAGCGAAAGCGAACGCAATATGGTCTGCGAGCGCTATGCTTCGCACTTCTGGGCCGAAGTCGCCAAAACCGGCTCTGCCGTAAACGTAGCCGCAAATAGGCTCGCTGACAAATACCGCAAGGGCAACGTAACCCTTGCCTGCTGGTGTTACCCGAAACGCTGCCATTCGGAAACCATTCGCAACTGGCTGCTCTCAACCGTCACTACATCCTAATGGGGTATCGCCCCCATACGACTCTTCCACATATGAAGCCCTCCCCCCGCACCACCCGCCAGTACGTCCTACCCGCCTACTGGGCGTCCTACCTCGTCAATGGCGATGCCAGCGGCCTTGACCCCATCGAACGCGAAGCGGTCGATGCCTTCCTCGACAAGTGGGGCCATCGCCACGACGAATGCCTCTCGGTCTCACGCGAGTTCGTGGGCCGCAGCCAGCATTGCGGCCTGATTGCCGACGTTTGCGTGTACATCTTCTCATTTTCCCCCTCTTCGGGGGTTGCTCGCCCGGCTCTGGGCCGCGCCTGACCGGCGCGTGACTACGCGACACATAACCATGAAGACCATCACTTGGTCCGCCATCCGCAGCGCCCTCACCCAAGAGGGCCTTGCTTGGTCCGTCTGCACGGGCCTCCCCGCCAACGAACTGACGGGCATCGCCGTCACTCACTACATCAACGGGCTCATGGGCACCGAATCCAGCGTTAGCTGCTTCCGCGTGAGCGGGGGCAACGAAGTCGTCTGGGTCCCGCAATCCATCTTGCGAACCCATGTACCCGCCCGGTTCCGCCGTCTGCGCGGACTCGTCACGAATCCATCGCTTGAGATAGCGCTAAACTGCGCCGCGCATATCCGCCGCCGCCGTATCGAGGCCGTCGAGGGCGGCATCCGCGACCCGCTCGCCAAGCCACTATCATCGCGCATGTACGACCTCATCTACTCGGTACCGCTCGCACCGGGAAGGCACTCCTCCAGCCTATGGAGCCTCCGGCATACATTCGATATGTACAACTACCAACACGCAGTAGGCTTAGAGTTCGAATCTTACGGGTTAATCGAACGCCGAGAGCTCATCCACAAACTACCGCTCTGGACACGGGTCGCAAGTGACGGATCAATTCGCCCTCCCGGCGACGCGCAGGGCCACGAGATTCGCGTCCTGCTCGACCGAGCAGTTGCGGAACCCCGTCTGTTCAACCTGTGCAAGCGCTTCGCGGCGCTTGGCCTGCGCGTCAACAAGTCGTGCGGGCTGCACATACACCTCGACGCACGAAGCCTGTCATACGCAGAGGTCGTTGCCCGCGCAAAGGTGATGGACAAGTGGCTGCACGCCCTAATGGAACTGCTGCCAGCCTCGCGTCGAGACAACACCTACTGCAAGTGGGGCGTTGCCCCTCACGACCGCTACCGCGCCGTTAACGTGCAGTCGTGGAACGCCCACAAGACCATCGAGGTGCGCTGCGGCTCTGCCACCCTAGACTACACCAAGGTGCTTAGCTGGCTCAGACTCGTCGAACTCATCCGTGCTGTGCCTCGCGGCCCCAAGGCTGGCTCCTGTATCGCCACCCTTGAGCAGCTTCCGCTGCCCGCGCACGACCTCGCATTCTGGCGAGCCCGCCATCGCGAGCTCAATCCCACGCAGTACACCACTGCTGCTACCGACACGACCACCGACAGCGAATAATCCTACTATCAGTACAATGTGTAAGCTTCTCTTCCTCACGGGCCACAAGCCCTCCCAGCGTAACTCCATCATCCGCCACGCTTGGCGCTATTTCGAGCGCACTGGCGAACGCGATGGCTTCGGAGCAGCGTGGATTTCACGCTCTGGCAAGCTCGCCCACATCCGCTCATCCAACCCACTCCTCACCAATCGCCTCACCGACTGGTCGGAAGGCTGGCACGTTTCAGTGGGCTACAACGAGCCCTCCGATGGCTCCGCCCTCATCATCCACGGGCGGAAGGCCACTTGTGGCAAGTCCCTCGACAACACGCATCCAATGCTAGACGTAGAGCAAGCTCTCGTCCACAACGGCATCGTCGAGTCCGACCGCTACAAGAACTCGTCCACCACCTGCGACTCAGAGCTCCTGCTCCGAGCTATGCAGGACAAGGGCACCGCAGGCCTTGCCTCCATCGAAGGCTACTTCGCCTTCGCCCTTCTCGATGCCAAGGCTCGCCGCCTCACCATCGTCAAGGACGACCAAGCCAATCTAGTCTCAGCCCGAATCCCGGGCTATGGCTACGCATTCGGCACCACTAGGGAAGCCGTAGCTTGCGCCACACCCCTCGATTCATCCCCAGTCAAGGACTTCACCGCCCTTGAGTGGTCCACCCGCAAGCCCCACCGTCCCTTGTCCATCTCCAACTTCACCAAGAAGGAAAGGGTGTACGTTGCGCCTCAGTCCACCAACTGGCGCAGCGCCAAGGAATACTACGGGTCCATCGAGCGCACCAACGGCAGCACCCATCACGCCGCCGCGTCGTACAACGACCTATTCAACCAATGAAGCACAACCTACTCGGCGGCTTTGCCGACTTCGCCCTCGGCGCCCTAGCAGCCCTATTCACCATCTGTAGCGTTCTGCTCTACCTCATCCTCTACGGCGGGCCTGACAAGCCCACCAGACCCAAGCCCAAAAAGGGGCACGAGGACTCACAGCAATAGGTTAGCCCTCACATATCCCTCGCACACGCAAGCCCTAGGCTCACCCCCTAGGGCTTTTTTGTTGCCCACGAATCTAGAGCGAGCCAGAGGCTCGCAGTAATCACCTGTTCCCTCCCAAGGTGCTCGTTCAGTAGGTGGGGGGGAGGGGGCTGCACGCCCCTTCGGGGCGTCCAAACCATTGGGTCCGCCAAGTCGGTTCAAAAAAATTTACACAGTCGCCCGGTAACGGAAGGAGTTCCTGTGGGTTTCCCGGGGATTGAAAGGAGTAGGGGACGGGGGGAAGGCACCAAAAGTTACGCTGGTTTCGTAGAAAGATTCCATTTATGATTTATGGATGTGGATGTTGACAAAACTGGGTGGTATTCCCTACACAGGGGTATGAGTGAACGAGCTGCCATTAGGAAGGAAGTGGCCAAGGCCATAGTGGCGGCTGGGGAGAATGGCCGTAGCATTGAGGCGCGTCAGCCTGAGCGGGCGGCTAGGTTGTTGGAGTTGATGGCTGAGGGGAAGAGCTGGAAGAGCATTGTGCGTGACGAGGGGGTGGATTGGTACACGCTGGTGGGCTTGCGGGCTCGGCATAAGGGCTTGATAGAGAAGCGGAAGGAGATTGTGGCGCAGGATGCGATGGAGCTGATTGAGGGGGCTAGGATGCTCCAGCAGGAGAAGATGAAGATGTTGGCGGAGGACGAGGGAGCCCTTAAGCGTGTGAACATCAGGGACTTGGCTATGAGCTACGGCATCTATGCCGATAAGTTCTTTATGGCTACGGAGGGGAACAAGGTGACGGTGGAGCACAGGAGTGGAGCTCCCAGCCTTGAGGATGCGATGAAGGCGATTGAGGAGGCCAAGGCCAAGCTGAAGGCTGGCAGCATTGAGGTGGTGACGAAACCTGTGGAGGAAGTTTAATGACCGACCAAGAGTGGGTGGATGCCCGGGCCAAAGTGTTGAGCGACCCTGACAGGCCGCTGAATGAGGGCTTCCTGATGGCCCAGAAGGAATGGAAGTGGAGTGCTCGCAGGGCCATCTGGGGGCACAGCTACTACCATTGGACGTACAAGCGCTACCTGTACGAGTTTGACATCATCCCATTTGTGAGGCTTCAGGTGCGCCGCAGGCACAACTGGGAGGCAGAACACCTGAAGATGGAGGCGCCTGCGGACCTCACGCTGCGGGTGTCCTTTGGTTGCTTTGGCGCAGAGGGCGGGTTTTCCGTTACGACGGGAATGCGTAAGTTCCACTATGGCGCTTAGTTGGGAACACCACAAGGTGCTGAGGCCACCCTCTAGCGAGGAGCTGGCGGCAATGAAGCCGGAAGAGGTGCTGAGGCTTCACGATGTCTACCATTCGGCCATTGCGAATAGCAGACGCGACCCCTACCGCTATGGGTGGGACCTACCCCATTGGAAAAAGGCGGAGGAGGTGATGGCTAGGCGTAAGACGCTCCTGTTGCTCGGAGCCAACCGTAGCGGCAAGACAATGTTTGGGGCCAAGACGGTGGTGAGGGCGGCGCTGGAGAACGAGGAGAGCCTCCTGTATTGCTTCAGCCAGAATCAGGAAACGTCCATTCTGGTGCAGCAGAGTGCCGTCTACACCTACCTGCCGGTGGAGCTGAAGAAGAAGGCCACGGAGGAAACCCACTACATCAGCTATTCGATGCAGAATGGCTTTGCGGGGAACAGCTTGGTGCTGCCCAACCGCAGCCGCATCATCTTCAAGACGTACAGCCAGTATCAGCAGAACCAAACCATCCTTGAGGGTATGGAGCTTGGGAGCTTGAGCCCCAAGTGGACGAACGTTGGGGCGTGGTGCGACGAATACCTGATGGGGATGGAGATGCTGGACCGGCTCTACCTGCGTCTGGCCACCCGTGGGTCCAAGCTCCTGCTGACGTTCACCCCCAAGGACGGCACGACGGAGACGGTGCGCTACTACTTGGACGGGGCCCAAACTGTTGAGTCGAGGCGGGCCGAGCTGCTACGGAACGTGGAGGTGCCCTACCATCAGGAGAACGAGCCCAAGAACACGGGCATCGTCTACTTCCACAGCAAGGACAACCCTTGGTCTGGCTACGAGAGCATTGCAGAGCAATGTCGGGCCAAGGGTGACGACGCCTACACGCTCACTGCGGCCTATGGCGTGCCCACCAAGACGCTCACAACGCGCTTCCCGGGCTTCTCCATTGAGGTGAACGTCATTGAACCGGAGAAGGTGCCCAAGAAGGACTGCACCCACTTTATGGTGCTGGACCCGGCGGGGCGCAAAAACTGGTTTATGTGCTGGATTGTGGTCGATCCCAGCGACACTTGGTACGTGGTAGCCGAGTGGCCGGACATCAACGTGGGGGAATGGGCCGAGATGCGGGGCGGGAAGTGGATGAACGGCCCCGGTGCCAAGGGATTGGGGTATGGCATAGGCGACTACGTGGCTCTGATTGGCCAGATTGAGCAGGACTTGGGACTGAAGCCTCTTGAGCGTCTCATCGACCCGCGCCTAGGAGCCCAGAAATATCAGACCCAGAACGGCGCCTCGTCCATCATTGAGGACTTGGGCGACAACGGACTGGTGTTTGTGCCAGCCCCGGGGCTGGACATCGAGGATGGGCTTCAGGCCCTGCAAACCAAGATGGCCTACGACCGGAAGAAGCCGATGGATAGCATCAACCGGCCCCGCATCTACATCAGCAATCGCTGCCAGAACATCATTACAGCCATTCAGGAGTACACGGCTGAAGGCGGGCTGGATGAAGCGTGGAAGGACCCAGTGGATGTCCTTCGATATGCTGCCATAGCCGACATCCGGCACATTTCACCCGGCCAGATGGCCATAACCCGCCCTAAGAATGCATTCTACTAACCTAGTGTCCTTCAAGGACCTTGCGGATGAGCTCAAGATTAGCCGTTTCGAGCTGGCCCGAATTAGAGACGAGAAGCTCTCCGACGAAGAGCACACCACCATTCAAGGCAAGAAGTGGTTCACTCAGGAGGGGGCGGAGAAGGTGCGCTTGGCTGTGGCCGTACCCTTGGCCGTGCCCAAGCGCATCCGCTTGCGGGCCGTCAAGGCGGCGCCCAACCCCCATTGGATTTACTGCATCCCTGAGACAGGCCTTGGGGACAAGGTGTTGGTGGCCGTGAAACCGAGCTGGTGTGATAGGCTGGTGGGCAAGCTAATCAACGTAGATGTCATCGAAGACGCCAATGGCGGCAAAACCTACCGGCACGAAACCCTCGGAGGAAAGTGACCTGTCACTTTGCCCTGAGTGGCAGGCTGAGCAGGTGGACCGGCTGTTGGGCTTTGAAATCCTGACGCGAGCGTTGTCGGCCTGCTACCAGCCAGTCTCCCCTGAGCTGCTGGGCGACAAGCTTGGGGTGGGCAAGGGTTTCTCTAATCGCATCATCGTAGACATTAAGCGCAGGTATTCCTATGGAAAATGACACTCAAGAGGCCTTGACGTATGTAAGCGCCAAGCCCGACGT